ATTAATCCTTTTTCTGGATTAACCCCTTACCTTTAAAATGGTAAATAAGTTAATCTTCCTTTCTCCTCTAACTACCCTAATTTTCTCATATTTTCACCTATATTACTACATTTTATTCTGTAAAATTTTAAAAAATATTCCATTTTATATGCCACTGTGCCAAAGTTTTATGCCACAAATTTATAAATTCTCTTCCTTATTATTATATAGGCATACAAATTATTATATAGGCATACAAATTATTATATAGGCATACAAAAAAGCCTCCTGCTGGCATGGAGACTTTTTTGGCAAAGAATATTTATCAGAAAGGGGCGTGTCACAATTAACACATCAATAATATAACACCTTAATTATATGATTTGTTAAAAAAACAAAAAAACCATACCTGATGTGGATGAGGTATGGAATCGTTTTGGTGACAACTTTAAAAAAGGGGAGCTTTTAGCAATTGTCACATTTTGTTGTTGTTTATGCTAGTGCCTACAAGAGAAAAGTGAAGATACAATCACACGTCTGCAATCGTCTCTACACAAAAGAGAGCTTAGGCCTTTATCACTCTGCTTTTTCCTAGCAACATGATTATATCATATCAGTATGAATTTTATATAAAAAGAACCACCTTTCAAGTACTTCTAGAATGTACTCTATTCAGTGGTAAGAAAATAATATTTCTTTGTAGTCGACTTGCATAAAAATAATATTAATCAGTCACGCTTGGTATGACTATAGATCAATACTAATAAATCCATATGCCTAACTTGGATTTGTACATCAAGCTAGCATGGTTCACTTGGAATTTCTCATGCTCGGCCTAAGACGATTATAGCATAAACCGTATAAAGTTCATACGATTTAAGTAACTCCTTCTACACTAGTAGACGAGCTATGAAAATAATAGCATAAAAAAAGAGCCTATGAACTTAATCATAGGCTAAGTATACGAAAAATAGTTGAAGGATTTGTGCCATTTTTTAATTATGACACTTTTATTGATATTTAATTGTAATTTTTGCACATTTTGTACAATTTTGACACTTATATGTTTTATTTTTGTGCTTTACGCAATTTCTGTTAATGGTGTTGGGTCAACCCAAATACCGCCAATTTTAACAATATTCTTTTGAACATTCACTGCATCGACTCTGATTCTAGACACATATACAACTGCATTTGTGGTATGCAATACACTGTCATTATATCCATCTGAATTTGGTACTTTATCGACTAAGCGAATTGGAAACCAACCACCTAATTGTGCGAGATATGCACATAAATCATCACCAATTTTCTTCAAGCCTTGGTTGCCAATTTTCATATGTACAGATGTAACATAGCTTCCTTCATGCAAGATTTGGTCGATAGCTTCTGCACTAGACTGTGTTGTTCCAACTGGTGTATGAGGATCTGAATCAATACCTGTATCATTTGTCCATCCAATCGCTACCCCATTTCTATCTACACGATACGGATATTTAGCACCTTTAATTACTCTACCGATTGAACCGTTCCAATCGCCTTTTAAGATTTTAGAATTTCCGTAACAGTTAACGCTTAATGTATTTGTGCAGATAGGTGTACCGACTGAATATTTTTCGCCACTTGGAGCACTTGGTTGTGTTGGAGCTACTGTTTGACCGTCTAATCTAGCATTTACTTCTTGTGCTAATTGATTCATCTTAGAATGTAAATAAGGACCAGGACAAGATGTTGCTGCGAACATTCTATGTTCTGTCAAGCTTCCAGTTGAATCACCAGTGTAGTTTAATCTGAATCCATATCGTTTACATACATCCACGCATAGATTTACTAATGCGTTCCAAGCTTTTGGTGAGATTGTCCACGTATCTGTATTATCGTTCGCAATTTCAATTGTAATTGATTGGCAATCGTTGTAGTAGTTTGATGATGTCCACGCTCTGTTTTCTTCGTCTACATTCGAAACAATCGTACCGTCTGAACCAATGCAATAGTTTGCACTAGCCATTCTTCCGCTTACTTGGAATGATTGAGCACATCGTTCTGCCGACCACTGACATGCCATATGATGAGGTGTGATTTTACATACTTTATAGCCACCACGTCCTCGCATATAGTTGTCTGCGCTGGCAGGAATATATTTATTTGTTAAGCTTGAATATGACATTCTTCTTCACCTTCTTCTTTTCCATTTGATAACTCTGATTGAGCTTCTTCTGATAAATCTTCAAATTTTACTTCTTTTTCTTCCATGAATTATACCTCCTAATTTTTTTCGACCAAGAAATCTTGAATTTCATTTCTAGTTTCGACTAGCTTTTCCTTATCTGAATCAGACAATAAACCATTCAAGATTGCAATGTTTGCCTTAAGTAGCAAATTACTTCTTTCTTTATCTTCATCCAATCTACCATCATGGTCAAACAAAATGCGAGCATGTTCTTCTAGCTTTTTATTGATTCCTTCTTGATTCAACGTAATCTTTTCCAATGAATTTAATCGCTCATTATCTTTGTGAAGTAATTCATCGTGTCTTTGAACTTTAGCTTTTAAATCGTCACTCGGCTTTTTCAATTCTTTAATAATCTTCACAACACCCCAAATGGATGCTATGAAGCCACAAATCCATACAATCTGTTGGCTTGTAATTGTAAAATCCATACAAACCACCTACTTTATTTTTCTTCAGTAGCGCCTTCAACAAACCTTGTGAAAGCTTGGTGCATACCTGTACTAGCTAATCCCATCAATGCACCATAAACTGCATTTTCGATTGACATACCACTAACCGCTAGGTTTAGCACCAATCCAGTGAATGCAAGTACTGATGGAATATATTTATTAGGGAAACTTGTGAATGACGTTTTCAAAATGTAACCTACGATTAAACAGGCTACTACAACCACCAAAACAAAATATTTACTTAAATCTACAAAATCCATTTTTTATTCCTCCTATGTCATATATAAAAAGGCTAGATATTCTAGCCTTCTTAATAATTTTCACCAGTGATTTTTTTATACTGATCAGTCGTAATGATTCCTTTTTCACAGAATTTTCTTACCTGCTTATCTGTATATAGTTTTAGATCATAAAATCTTTTGATTTTTTCAAACATAAATTAAGCCTCGTTTTCTTCTAGAAGCGTATCTGTCATCATGGCCGTGTACATGACTTGTGCCTCAATCTTATCCTGCGCGGTTGCTTGTTGCTCTGGTTCTTTGATTGTTGGCTTTTCTTCTTCCGCGACTTCAACCACTTTACCTTCTACAAATTTGTAGTTATATCTTCCATGTTCGTCTACTAATCCTTTTTCTAGATATTGACTTTGAGCATGAGCGTATTTATCACCTTGTCCTTGGTCGATTTCTGTCATTGTTTGAATTTCTTCTTGTGATAAAAAGATTTCTGAATTAATAGATGTGATATATCCGTCTTGTAAGGATACGTATACTTTATATTCGTTGTTCATAGTTCCTCCTAATAAATTTCTGCGTCTAGAGTTATACCGTTAATAGTGATTGTGAAGTTGCTTATTCCACGGTCAAGAGTAACTGTATCAATTGATTTACTAGTAAGTTCAAAAGAAGCACTTCCGGTAAATGTAGAATTATCGCTTTGGCCTAGTGCTTTATATGTCAATGTCGGCGTTGTTCTCATTTCTGTAGGTAAATTACCACTTGTCGCTTGAAAGAATTTTTCTGAAACACTAATTAAATCTCTCGTATAAACAAGTGGTACACAATACAATTTTGGGATATATTGAAAATATCTTTGACACTTCGGATACTCTTCTATAGCGCTAGGAGCAGTATATGCAGTTGCGACTGCACCCTCTTCTAGTTTTACATAATCTATCTGCAATGAAGCTCCACTTGAAATTAAAACGCCAACTTCCGAAACCCCTTTTGTTGACGTAAATGTTACGGTATTCAATCCGGATACAATGCTTTTATCAATAATATTAGTGCCATTCTCATTTATAAAGAAATGCACATTGCCACTTACTCTTGAAGCCTTAATTGTTACTGTATATGTTCCTATTAGAGGGAGTTCTAAAGTTTGTTTAAATTGTCCACTGCTTGAATTTGGATTTGTCAACACTTTTGTTGACGCATTCAGATTAGCGTTATAAATATTCCATCTATCAACAGTATATATTTTTTTTGAATTTGCAGAACTGTAAGTACTGTTTCCTCTTTGATTGATTTTAAAATCCGGATTAATCAATAAATTCGGATTACTGAATTTATTCCCTAAATAGTCTGCTAATTGTGTTAATGAACCTTTTTTTAATCCTGCGCCATTGTGCACAGGCAATAAGCTTGTATCCGTGAAACTGGGCAATGCGTCTAATTCTGTTACTTGCTTCCCTGGCATTCTCTATTCCTCCTTGACTTTATATGTCCAATCCGTGCCGACTACTCCACTTGCTACTTCATAAGACCAATCGGCTAAGATTGTATTTCCTTTTTCATCTACTAAATCTTGAGCGCTTGTTGCGCTCAAATTTGTAGTAAAGTGATTGTTCATCACCATTTAATTCAATGCGTTATGTGATGTAGTTACATGCTTTATTCTATCGACAAGCCACTGAATAGAAGCTTTGTCTTTGAATAGGAAAGCCATATACTAACCCCACATTGTGCTTAAATCGTTTGTGCTAATTGCAGTTAATCCTGAACTCTTAACATATCCTGATAAATCAATATCTGTATTACCAATCTTTTCAAACGTTTTAGTGTCTGCAATCCAAATATACTCATCATAAATATCTTGCGTTCCATGCGAATGTGCAACTAAATAGATAACGCTATTCGATCCTGTAACAGGTAATGAACTTACCTTTTCATACTTAATAGATGCGATGTTTCCTACTGCCGAATTAATCAATGATTGTACTTGTGATTGCGTTTGATATCCTTTTCCTGTAATCGTTGAATTAACCTGTGTAGCATTTTGAAAGCCGCTGTCATTTCCTAATTGTGATACCTTTGTTGGCACTGAAATATCTACAGCTTTTGAGCTTGGCTCAACCTTTGTACCGTTAACCTTTACAGACTCAATCACATTCGCTTGAGCACCACTTGCGATACCACTTAATTTGCTTTTTTCTTCGCTTGTATAGTCATTTGTCGATAAGCCTTTGCCGCTTTCCACATCAACTTTTCCACCTAATGCAGTTTTAATTTTGCTGATTAATAGAGTTAATCCACTCTTATCTAAATATTCAATAGCCATTCTTTTTTCCTCCTTATAAACTATTCCATATTTCATCTAATTCATTTGTTGATACCGAAGTTACAGAGCCATCTGCCATAGCTCCAATATCCTCCGGTGTATATACCGGTCTTGTCTCTGTTTTCGCCCATGCTGGAACTGTTGGGTCCTCTTCTTCCATAGCTCCTATGATCTCTTTACCGTTTAGAGTTGGCTTGTTTTTCAGTTTGTTGTAGTCGCTTGTTCCTGCGACGTATTGCTCTTTTAAATCAAACCCCAGGCTTTCGTTTTCCTCGGCTAGATTGATACTAAATTCATCTTTCATCATTCTATGATTTCCTTATATAAAACCGGAAAAACAGGACGGGTTAGAATTGGGGAAGCTATAACCGTTCCTTCTTCGGTGATAGCTCGAATTTGTACCTGATATCGTCCAGGTATAAATTGAAGTGTCTCTTCCTGGGTTAGCGTTACGGCCACAGTATTTTCCTCAATCACTAGGTCTTCCATTCTTTTTGTTAGAATAGTCCCGTTCTGTTCAATCGTTAAATATAGACTTGTTAGTTTCTCTAGCTCAAGTCCTGATGTGTGAATGACCAGAGTTGGTGTTGTCCCTTGTCTCATGATCTTACCTACTGAACCTGATACTTCCAGTCCGCAAATATATTTGTGCCCTCTTCGTCGGTTAGAGTGTTGTCCACGTCAACTTGAAGCTCTGTATAAATGTGATTGTCCAGAAGCATGTTTTCAAGGTTTAGAATGCGGCCAGCTAGTGCCGTTGCGACTTCACCCTGAAGTGTTTCTTCTAAAGATTCGAACCATTTTCTGAATTTCTCGCCGTTGGCGTATTGAGTGTCCTCATTTTCTTTCTGGATTCTTTCATAGAAACTTTGGAATTGATCATATAGTTCTTGTGTTGGTACTCGCGTTAAAGTATCAACCGTTAGACCGCAGTAGTTTTCGTCAAGTCTTACGTCCTGAATCATTTCTTGCGTGATTTCTCCAGCTGATGCCTTTAAAGCTACAATCGCAATGATTAGCTCGTATTCTTCTAGATTTCGAATACGCGTAGGCATTGACTGTGTTCCTTTCTGATATACAAGACCGCATGAATTGCTGATCTTATCATATCGAATGGCCACGTAGTCGTATCTAGTGTAGTTCGTAGCGACGGTAGCTGTTAGGGTAGTTTCGACTTTAGGCGAGTAAACGATACCACCTATTCCGTCGCTGGATGTCTTTAAAAAGGCGAGCCCGTTACTGACTGATATATTCATACCGCCGGCAGTTCTTACTTCGAAGTCTTCACCGGTGATATTAAAAAGGCCAGGTGTTCGCCCGGCGTGGAACATCCGCAGATCTTCTGCCAGATATTCCGTGTTGTCTAAAGGGTATGCTGTCATGAGACCCCTCCTTTCATTTTTGTTGCGTTTTCTTGAACCTCTACAAATTCTAATTCGATGGTGACCTGCGTCTGTAAATTGCTTTCTTCTACAAACTTAAGGCCTGAGATTCTTGCAAACGTAAATAAATTGAATTTAAAGCTTAGACACGGTATCACGTCTCCTAGGTCAAAGTCCTTTTGAAGGATGGCCTTCTTGTCGTCCGCATCAATTTCAAATTCAAATTTAGAGGAGCCTTTTCTAGCCTCTGCTAGCTTATTGAGGCCCCTCTCTTTTAGCAAATTGCTGTATGCTTCTTCCGTATAGGTTTGCTCGTTACCTGATGCATCAGTATATGTAGACTGCAAATCTCTGGCATCCACATACAGTTCCATTCTCGGCTCGTCTCCTATTCGAAGATCTACGATCGCGCTTTTTCGGCCTGATCCAGATTCTTCTCCGTACACGTAAGCATAGTTTTTATACCCTGATATATCCTCGATAAAAGTCTGCGAGATTAGGTTTCCGAGTCTATCCGAAAACCTCAACTTGCTTTTTGTTGATCCAGTATAGATTTCGAAGTAATTCAGTGTAGTCCCTTTTAGAACTTCTCTGTATCCGTAGCCTACTAGATGGCAGTATTTCTGAGCCATGGTCCTGAGCGTGTCGTATGTTGTGTCGGATGCGTTCTCAAGTTTTCCGGGAAGGCCTGTATTCTTTCCGATTACTATATCCAATCCGCGCTTGTTCTTTTCAAAATTACCGAGTAACGATTGTTCTACATTTCGAACGGTCAAGGTATAGAGGTTTATACGGTCCTCCAAATTGTCCATATGACCGAGTACTACAATTTCTTTTGCAAGTCTTTCTACGGATTCTATAAAGAGAATCTCGTTTCTTTCCTTGCAAACGATTCGGTTCCATTTCTGTAGATATCTTGTATTGAAGTCCGTATATTCCACATGAATCTCAGCTTTTCCTGTTTCATAATATTTTGGGTTCCATTGCACGCTGGTTATGTTCTGGAGCGGCCCTTGTCGTTTTCCTTCTCTGTCGTAAACATAATAGTGCATATCTATACCCCCGCCAGTACTTCTTCAAACCGTAGAAGTGCATCCAGGCTTCCGGGGTTTTCCTCTGCTGTATATTTCAGTACGTTTTCTCCTGGTTGAATCTGGAAAAACTCGGAATCGTAGTCTGTCATCCAGAAAATATTTTCTACTTCTCCGTTTCGTATCAAGTGGCAGTATTGCTCGTTTGCGAAAGTACTTATTTCTAGCACGTCACCTAAATTCATTTCTAGGTCTGCTACTTGTCCGAAGGCTATATGCTCCTGAGTAAACACGTTTAGAATTTTCGGATTCTTCACTTTTGCCTCCGCTTTCATAGTCAAAAGGAAGCCTGTGTTTATACTCCCCTTATAGTCGACTGTTACCAGTGGACTTAGAATTTTTTCTGATATTTTCCAGGGCTCTGTATTTGAAAAAGAGCGAGGAAATTTAAAGAGCGACCTCAATCTCTGGAAAGTCACCTTTGTTTCCTTTGCACGTCTTGCGTATGGGAATGGGGCTCTCAATACAATCTGGAATTTCTGCCAGGTTTCATTGAGTGTGATAATTGGCGTCGTTTTAGGTTCAACCTTCCAGTATACATCGACTCCGGCTCTTGTGTTGATATAACGAAGTGTTGCTGATACTCCAGGAAGGATTACCGCTAGAAGTCTTTTTCTAGTGTCTGCGTTGTATTTAAAGCGCCCCTCTAGGGTGATGTCCTTGGGCTCAATAGAAGCCCCGGACACCGTTGTCCCTATTTGATTTGAAACGCTTGATTCTGATAAAGTGATCTCATTTTTAGAGATTCCGTCTAGTGTTGTTAGTCGGATGCCTGAGGCCTCGGAAAACTCAACTGATTTCCCCAGGCTGTTTGTGTATATTACTGTTACGCCCATGCTAACCTCCTAACCATTCTTTCTGTTTCTTGCGCAATTTCGCTAGGTCTTAGCTCCTTCGCTGAATTTATAGTCTGATCTACTTGATAGACGACTGTATTGCCTAAGCTGCTTCCTAGGCCTCCAGGATTGCCTTCTAAAGCCAATCTTGAAGTTAGGCTGTCCATGTTAGCCGCTTCTAGTAAATCACTAGACATGCATCCCATAAAGGCCTTAGCCTTTGGCATAGCTCTTTCTACGCCTAGCGTGATTCCGGCCGGAATCCATTTACCAATACGATCTGCGAACAGTCTTGAAGGCGACCCGATCCCTAAGGCACCTTTTACACCGTCAATAAGGCCCTTAGCCATGTTTCCAAGCCATCCAGTCAATCCGCTCCATGCGTTGCTGATTCCTCGTTTAATTCCACCTACTATATCCGAGCCAATAGATAGCATCTGTCCCGGTATTTCCTTTACCTTGTTTACAATCCCGCTAAAGAAATTCTGTCCTGCTTGAATCGCTTGCTGTACAAACTGACTTGCAAAACTTGCGGCATTGCTGATCGTATTTGATAGCCATGTCCATACATTACCGGGTAATTGTGAAATAAAGTTGATCGCATTTGATACAAAGTCACGCCCTGCCTGAATCGCTTTCTGGATCATCTGGCTTACCCATTCAGCTGTTTTGTTGATTGTGTTTAGTAGCCAAGTCCAGATCTGGCCTGGTAGCTGCTTAAACCAATCCACTACTTTCGATATAAACTGCGGAATGTCTTGCGTCGCGAATTGTACAAGTCTTAAACCCCACTCTACGAACTTTCCTAGAATGTATCCTACGGCGTATCCGATCCAGTAAGGTATCGTTGATCCGAAAAACGTTTGAATGTTCGTCACAAGCGTTTGTACGCCGTTTGGAATGGTAATCGTAAAGAATTGAACTACTTGTGTAGCCAGGTTCTGTGCTGCTTCCACGAAACTTTGGCACGCCTCTGGAATTGTTACTGTAAAGAAGTTTACGATTCCATCTATGACTTGGCCTGTAGTTTCCTTTATGCCTTTCCATAGATTGATCCAGAATTCTCTGAAGCTGTCGCTGGTATTCCAAAGATATACGAAAGCCGCTACTAATGCTCCGATAGCTACGACCACCAGTGTGATAGGTCCACCGATTACTCCAAGAGCTGCGCTTAATCCAGAAAGTCCTCCGCCGGCTAGTGTAAAGGCTTCGGCCATACTTGCAATCACGCCTGTTCCTGATGATGCGGCGTAGGCTAGGCCATCAATCAATCCAGAGCCTTGTGATACTAAATGTCCGAATGTCTTGATCTTCTTTCCAGCGTCACCGATTGTTTTCGCGATATTACTTACAGCTTTGATTCCTTCCCAGGCTGCAAAGGCTCCGGCTACGGCTGCAATTAAAGGCATTAGCTCCTGAATCTTATCTGCTACAGTTTGTACTTTGTCTATAATGTCTGGAAGCTTCTCGATAAACGCTGCGACGAACTCTCCTACTTTTTCTACAAGAATCGGCAGAATATCTCTGATTCTTTCCAATCCGCTCTTTACAAAGTCTAGGGAATCATTAGAGTCTAGTTTCTGCGCGATAGTTTCTCGCACGCTGTTCCAGGCCTCTTGAATCTTCTCTGTTGCCGCTTTGATTGCTTCCGCTGTTGGCGCGAAAAAATCTTTCAGTGCGTTCAACGCTTTCGGTATTTCTTCTGCAATCCAATTTAATCCGTTTTTGATTACGGACCCGAAGTTTGCAATCATTTCTTGAATTGTTGGCAAGCTGTTATCCGCTAAAAAGTCATTGAACGCTGTAATGATGTTAGCTATACCGATTGCGATACGTGCTGACATATTTGAAAAGCTAGTTGCAAAACTTCCGGCCATTTCCTTAGATTTTCCAGCTACAGCTGGGAAGGATTCAGTTCCGTTTTCTAGTGCGTCCATCAAAACGTCATTAAATTCTTGCGCACTAATTTTTCCGGTAGAGAATGCGTCCGAAACTTCTCCCATGCTCTTCCCTGTCTTTTCTGCGAAAATCTTTAAAACGGGAATTCCTGCGTCAGTTAAACGTTGCCATTGATCTGCAGATATTTTTCCACTGGCGTTCATCTTTGCGATTGCATCTACTGTATTGGCCAGGGTTTCATTGGTTCCGTCTCCATAGAAGGAAACGGCATCCATCATGTCCTTTACCATTCGGGTAGATTTGTCTAAGCCTAATCCTGATGTGGCTAGCTTTTGAGTCGAACTCGAAGCGGTGTCTAATCCGTATGCCGTATCGGATACCGCGTCACTTAGTTCATTTACAACCTTCGCAGCTTTTTTGCTGCTTCCTGCTAAAACTCCTATAACTTGTTTAGCTTTTTGCATGGCATCTAATCGGGCGGTTGCTTTTCCGATTGATCCAGATATTAAGTCCCAACCTTTGCTGGCGGCTTTGAATACCGTTGCGCCTACGAAGGTTGACTTCACTTTGTCTGCGAAGCTTTCCGCACTTTTATGCGCTCCGCTAAGGCCGCTTTTGTATTCGCTGTCGTCAAGTCCTAATTTGACTTTAATTGTTCCATCAGCTCCTGATGCCATTTTTTCAGCCTCCTAGATTTCTAATCTGGCCAGAAGTTCTGTTTCTATTTCTTGCGGTGTTCTTTCCTTTTCTGGTCCTTTGTCCTCAGGCAGGCGGTAATACTTTTCTAGGCGCTGCGCATGACTCTTCTCTTCCCCTTTTAGGTTTGAAGTGTCTCTGGTCCTGTATCCAATAACGCGTATGATCATGGTGTCGTCGCCTAGAGCATTAAAAAGCGCCTTGAATTCAAACCAATGAAGTTTAGCGTCTAAAAGGTTTATGTTGTATTGCTGTCTAAACGCTGCATATATAAGGTCCATATCGTATTCGAATCGATAGCCTTGTCGTCCGTTTGTCTTGGCATAAGATTCCTTAGGCTTTTTGTTGCAAAAATAAAAGCCCATTATCGCATCCCATAGGTCTTTCTGATCACCTTTAAAAGCGAACGGATTGATTCCTATTAGATCACAAATAACGGGCAGCTTCAGCTCCTCTGGTATTGCGTTATCTTGTATAACGCTGTCAACTCGGGCCCAGGTTCTAAAGTCTGTGAAAATGGGGAGAACCGTTCCGTTAACGTCTACGCTTTCCGGAAGGTCTTCTCTCTTTAGCCACAGCATTTCTACCTCCATATCGTTTGTCTGCGTATTCTAATGTCCTGTTAAATTTGTCCATAGATTCGCAAAGCTTGTCGATTTTATCCAGATTCTTTTTTTCTTCTTCCGCGACTTTTGCCTGCTGATCCTTTAAAAATTCATCCTGGAAGATGCTGTGTAATGTGAAGCAAAGTTCAAACTGTGCCGAGCTTCCTTCGTATCCTTTAAATAGAGTTTCAAAGGCTCCATCTCCTAGAATCTTATCAATCAAAGCAGGACAGTCCTCTAGTGATTCTTTTCCGAATTTGCTAAGTGCATTTTGTTCAGTTGCCCAATTTTCTAGGGCTTCGATCTTAGAAGTGTCCTTTACATCGACTCTGAATCTGTGTCCGTCGATTTCGATATCTTTAAATAATTGCTTTTGTAACTTTAGTTCCATGATGTCCTCCTTATGTTGTTAAGTGCTTTACTCTTTGTCTCTGTCTGCGGTGAATATTTTCGTCTTAATGTTAAACGTTCCCTTTACCTGATCGCCTTGTTGTGCGAACGTTCCAGAGCACATTAGTTTGCCTCCAGCCTCTCCGCTTCCTGGGTTATCTGGTTGCACTTCGTAAACTCTTTGATAAGCTACAAAGTCCCCAGATTTGTCTACTTTCTCGTTCCATGTTTCCACTTCGATCTCTTCGAAAGTAGAACCGACTATCTGTTCTTTACCTTGCAAGTACACCCAATAGTTAAATGCGTCTCCTGGATACGCTCGGCCCTCGTAAGACACTGTAGGCGCATAGCCGGTAACCTGGCTTTGGCTTCCGGCCTCTCCGATATATTGCACCCCATCATCTGTTGTAGCGTTCAAGGCTTGCTCCCAGTTTGTCAATCCCTTGTTGGCTAGAACGTAGCTATCCGAGCCTGTGAATTTGACGTAATGTAGGTTGTCTTCGACCTTGAGTTCTCTGTTTGGTAGTTCTGATGCCATTATTCAAACCTTCCTTTCTTTTCGTAGGTTAATGTCATAGAGCAGTAGAAAGTTGAAAGCGCGGCCTCTTCTCCCGTGTAGTCTGAAGGTAGCGTTGTGAGTGCGACATCTTGCGGTGTTGCTTCGTCTAGCACGAGATTTGGAAAACCTTGCGCCTCTTCTTCCGCGAGTGCCTGTACTATTGCATACAGGATTCTGGATAAGTCCAGACGTGCTTTCGTGTCCTTTCTGCTTGCTTGAATATAAATTTCAAAAGGGTAAGTAGCTCTATAGCCACCACCCAGATAGTGTTCTATTTCTTCCGTGTAGCCACTACTTTTGAAAAGTAAGGCGGTGTGCTTGGATTCGTTAAAATACTCCAGGCACCACGGTATGTTGTTGATATTGATTGAAGAAAAAAAGCTATACAATCCGTCCTCAATCTGTTTTACGTCTTCCAGCTTTATGATCTTCTTTTCACTCATCTGAATTCCTCCTTAAAAAATTTTTTAGCGCCTTCCATCCAGGCATTCTTTCTTGCTTTCAAAGTTTTAGGCCACCACTCCGAACCTCCTTGTCTATAACTCAAATTTCGAGTTGTATAGACTTTTGTTTCTCCGTGTTTAGCCCATGGACTGTGGCTATGGGTTCCAATCATCACTCTTCCCGTATGTTGGAAGTGTGCATATGGCGTATCCCATACGATCCAATCGTTATCCTGTGCCGCCCATCTTAAAGCTGATGTTCTCAGTGTTCCTTTTCCGATAGGCACGTTTTTGTTCGTGTCTTGAACGATAAGCTGCTTCAGCTTCAATCTAGACCGTCGGAGCGCTTTTGTTCCTCTGGCCTGTAGCTGTGCCACCGGGATATCAACTATAACTTTTAGATGATACTCACTCACATGTTACCTCTATGAATTCCGGCGTATTTCTCAAGGGATTTAGAATATTCACATTTGTGATCTCGTAAATGTCGCCGTGTACTTCGATACGGTCCCCGGTTCTAATTGTGAATTGAGTGTCTGGCGTCTTAAATTCTGAAGGGGGAACTAGAACCTTGTCAGCCTTATAATCGTTCACGTCTATCGTTATGAGGATCGTATCTGAATTACTGGCGCCCGTCTGTCCATAAGTCCGGGCTTTTGTTTTGGAAACCTTTACGTGTTGGACCGTTACTGTTGACGTAATTTCTTCCAGGTTTTCTTCACCTAGAATGTTCATGACTTTTATTGTATGCGGCCTAAGCCATCTCGGGCTTTTCACCAAACCGCCTGGCAGGCTAGTCCTGCTTTGAGTAATTGGTAGTCGAGCTCTGATGCTGCTAGGCTTGATAAGGGTATGTCATGGAACCTTATCGTTTTAGCATTATCTACGGAATACGAGAAACCGCTTGTGGTTGCGCCTGTGAAGTTCATATCGCTAGAACCTACAAAGCAGTCCATGCCGCCATGTGCTTCTATGAAGTCAATCTGGTATAGGACTACTTTTTTTAGGTCCATGCCGTAATCTTCCAAAGCCTGAACTTTCCAGTATGGAATATTCTCTCGAATGTAGGATTCTAGAAGACTTTCGGTTCTTGGTTCTATTTGTGAGTACTCCACTTCATCCAGTAGCGTTCCACCTAAGGTTGTGTATTCCTCAAAGCTTAGGATCATGTTTTATCTCCTTATCCTGCAGTAGGAGCTACTTGTACATTACGGAATACACCGGCTTTAGTTGTATCTTTTGAAACGATAGAAGCAATCATTTCTACTTCTCCTTTTTTAACGGCTCCAGGTTCGCTTAAATTTGGCATATATTGACGAATGATTTTCTGCCCTTGCGGACTTACTGCGTGCACGGCATCCAATCCTAATTTTGCAGCGTAAATGCTTGTTGTTCCTGTTGTTTCGTCGATAGGTACGCACATCAAGGATTTAGTTCCATTGTAGTATTCTCCCATGTCAACGATTGCGATTCCGTCGTAGTTGTCTACGCCTTGGCCGAAGCTGTCCTCTGATCTTGTGTAGTATCCTTGCATTTTAGCGATTGTTTTTAAAACAGTAGCTGTCTTGCGGTTTACTAATAAAGCGTCTGGTTTTACAGAGAATTCTGATAGCCAAGAATCCAATGCAAAAGTGAAGGCATCTGCGTTTTCTTTGATCTTTGCTGCTGTCGACAAATCAAAGGCTGCATCTGCGTTTTTCTCTTCTGTATTTGTTCCCTTTACTAATACATCCAAACCGTCAAAGCCTGAGTTATCTGTTGCAGCAGTTCCTTTGACTGTTGACTTTCCATTAATGAAGTCATAGTGGAATTTGTTCTTTACTGCAATGATTTTCTGAGCTAATTGGAATGCAATTTCTGAGCTTGCTGCTGTGTCTTCTAATACACGGTCTACTTCGTAAGCCCCACCAAAGATTTTTAAGTTTGTAGTTTTCTGAGTCTTTACAGCTTCTCCTGCTGTGTATTCGCTATTCAATTTACGACCTTCAGCCACTGATGGTGTTTTTAATTGCAAACAGCCATAAGTTAATGTCGAGCCACCTGTTCCTGGTGATACCACATTATCGAAAGTTAAACGATCCAAAATAAAAGAGTCCCTACGGAACTCATCAATGACCTGCTGGTCTACGTGATCGGCTAAACCGACTTTTGATTGCTCTAATGTAATTGGCATCTTTTAGTTCCTCCTATTTTTTATAGTATTCTGAAATTGCGCCGGCTAGAGTTGTTGGTGCCTCTGGTTTCGGACTTCCTTCGTGATTTCCATCAAGCACGACGTCGTTCCCATTTTTTGGCTTGTTTGGCTCTGCCGCCTTAAATAAGAAGCTGTCTTCTTTCTTGATAGCTTCGATTTGTTCGTCAAGTCCTGTTAATTTTCCATCTTTATCAAACTTGATCTTGTCTTTATCTAGTAATCCCATCAAGGCCTTTTCAGATAAGGTTCCAGATTTCGCGATAGCTAAACGAATTGCGCTGTCACGTTTTGTTTCTTCCAAGTCATGATCGTATTTTGTTTTCCAGTCGTTGACGTCTTTTTGTAGTTGTTTTACGTCTACTCCGTCAAAATCCTTGACGCTTTGTGTAAGCTCTTGAATGCGCGTTTCTTTGGCTTGCATGTCACTCTCGTATTTTGCTTTCGAAACGTATTCTCCTGAGGCTAGGTTTGCTAATTTTACGGTTTTATTTCCTTCTAGCTTAGCTGCAACCTGTGCATACAATTCCTCACCTAAGATTTCTTTTAAAAACTCCATTTTTGTCCTCCTGCGTTTTTTATATCTGGTTCACTCCAGTATCGAGTCCGGCCTTTTATATCCCGTGCCGAGGGGTATTCAAGCCTTTTATATGCCGTGCTTAGGGCATAATAAAAACCGCGCCATTCCTAGCACGGTTCTTGTCCTTATTTAGTTGTGTTCTATAGTACTTCCGCAATTCCTTTTGCAAGTCTTGCGGCTTTCTGCATCAAGCTGTTTTCTTCTAGGTATTCTAGTCCCTTAAGGGTTATCCTGATACCCTCTAGCCCTTCAATGTTTGGTGTTTGGTCTCCTATGTATTGAATCACCTGGAATCCCTCAACGTATCTATTTTTCAGTAGCATGCCTAGAAGTGCTTTTCTCTTTGGCTCTGTGATGTCTAGGTTATCCGCTGAAAGTCTTCGAATGTCTACTACCTCATAGTCCATTGATTTCTGCAGAGTTGATAGAATTTTGTATATCGTTCTGAAGTCTTCCGACATGTTCTGCCTCCTATCTACTAAAAAACCGCGCTATTTCTAGCACGGTAGATAAGCCCACCCGGTGATGCTTACCCGGGGTCCCTTTTGGCCACTGCGGCGTGTGGACGCATCATTCCTCCACCTTAGGCTTTTCTTCACTTACAGTATACTCTTGATTTTCCTTAAAGTAAACCTTTGTTATACGGCCCTTTTTTTCAGCTTTTTCTATTTGTTTTTGTCTCATAAATTGTCCAGTAATAATTGAATGAAATTTTTCGTTGCCCCCTGTTGATAGTTTCAATGTTATTTTTGCATTGTGGTCATCCAGTTTTTTGACTACCCATCTTGTGTTTTCTTTTCCATTTTCAATGTACACAGCGTCTGGATCAGTAAGAATACTAGGTAAATTTTTTACGATAGCATCCACCGCTTCAGGGTGACTTTCTTTTATGTGCTTTTTCCTTTCATCCATCAAAATTACTTTTGAACTAGAGCCTTCTGGTGCCTTATATTTAGAAGAGTCTATATTACACAGAACTTCGTATTTTGGTATGTCTGTATTCGTTTCTTTATCGCTTACTTGTGCATTGGCCTTTGTAGTAACTCGTTTCTTCGGTATTCTTACAGGCTTGTAAGGTCTGCCCTTTGTTCCGCCTATCTTCTCGGCTGAGTAATCTCGCTTCAGATACCCGTTAGAAGCGTCCACAAGCTCTTTCAGTCTCATCTTGTTGTATTTATACCAGTAGTCCTCTTTTGTCGTGTCTAGCCCTGCTGCGGCTTTCACACGTCGCTCTCTGTCCCACTTTCTCATGTTTCTTTCGTAAGACCTTTGCTTTTGCTCCATCTGGTATATTCTGTCATTTTCTTTAGGATTTACAGGCTTGTTGTAATCCTCACTTATTCCTGGAAAGTATGCGGTAAATGAATGCCTACAGTTCCACCCGCCAAGTCCTGCACCTGTTCCGTATCCTGTGGCCTCATAAAAGTTCTCGTAATTTCCTTCCGGATAGTTTACCCAGAATACTTTTCCTTGCCAGGCTGCGTGGCTTGGTCTGGCTCCCATGTGGGCACTTGTCTGTACTAGATTTATATCTAGCTCATCAATGACCGATTTCTCGCAAGCCAGGGCGTTCTGGTTTACTGCGGTTCGTACTGCCAATCGAACGGCCGCCTCGATTGATCGTTGAGCACCGCTTGGGTAGGATACTTTTGTTAGGCCTTCTTTGCATAGCTTATCTATTGTGTTTGCGGTCGCTTGATCTAGTGAGTAAGCTCCGCTTGATACCTGAAGATAAGCCATGTCATAGTATCTCATAAAAGTGTCGCTAGCCAGTTGAGCTGTGGTCCTTGTAAGGTTCTGGATGTCTCCCCACAGTGCTGATGTTCCTTTTTTGATCTGATTCGAAAATTCTAAGCCGCTTGTGTCGTATCCTCCAGCCTCTAGTCTATCGAAGGTATCACGGATACTTTTATAAGCGCTCTGTTGCATGATCCGGTCGACTTCTTCTTCGGAAGTGTGTAGTATCTCAGCTAGTCTTTTATTAATCCAGTCTTGCTGGAGTCCTAGCTGCTTTAGCTTGTTGTTTAAATACTCCGTGGTGCTTGTCATAGCGTCCTGATTCATCTTGATCCGCTCCGCTATGTCCACCAGTATTTCTGTGGCCAGTTCCTGATACAGCTTTTCTAGGTCGTCACCTACGTTCTGTAGGTAGTTTGGTTCTAGCATTAGGCTTCACCCTCTGGCTCCTCTTCTTGTGTTTCATCTTGCTGGAAGAACATACTTTGAATTTTGTCCGCCGGGTTTTGTGTTTCTCCGGTCATCTCGCGTGCGGTCTGTTCGTCTTCTCCGTAGTATCGGACGCGATATTCCCATTTCTGTAGGATGCCGGCCGAGATTTCCTGAAGCATTCTTAGACGTTCCGCTTCCTCGTCTGAGAACATAGTGTCGTCAAATTGAATTGTGATGCGTACGTCTGGATCAAGCCCGGATATGTGGCACTTCTCTTTGCCTAGAATGATAATCGATCTCGTTAGCTCTGTAAGGGCGTCCTGGATTGCGATACGTTGCTTCCAGACGCTTTCTGTTAGCTCTTTATTGCTTGCACGAACCTGCGTTGCTGTGGTCATGTTCTGGATGCTGAACTGGTATCTGTTTTGGCCAAGTCCGCATTTACTTGATAAAAGATTTAGATTGAATTGAACATTCTCCTTGTTTTCATCAACTCTAAGGCTGGGGTTGTATTCCTCAAAAAGTCGAGGCTTGTCTGGGCTTACTTGTGTTCCCGTACTTACGTATAGAGATTTTTCCAAAGTTGCACCAACGTCTGGTTCTTGCCTTACTGGTACTCGTTCACCTTTATCGTTTATCGCGTAGGCTGTTGGCTTCATGCTGAATAACGCCTGATCCATGAAAACCTTTTTCTTTCCTAGCAAAGTATCCATGAATAGATTGTCGTATGCCAAGTCGCAGCTTTCTAGCATGTCGATTGCGTTTGCGTAGATCGACATCCCTAATGGTACGTCTGCTATGTTGTTTTCAATGTTCGGCTTCAAAATAACAAACGGTTTGCAAGGCAATTTATAGCTGATTGCTTCGCCATGTGGTGCTGATACTCTTTCATAGCCTACGGCGTCTCCTGCCACGTTGTTGATCTTGAAGTAATGGTTGTAGATTTGGTAGCCTTCTTGCTCTTGCTTGAAGACCTGGATGTACATGAAACGCTCCCCGTTTTGTGTGTACTCGCTAGCTAATGCAATTTCTGAAATATCTTCCTCGTCATAGGTCAATGGCACTATTTTCTGCGCGTCCTTGATAGCTTTGATTTGTACGCTCTGGGCACTTAGCTGTCCTTTGTTTACTGTTGGATTTACAAGCTGCAGATAGAAGCACACGGTCCCTTGTGCGAATTCTCTCTCGACCGCCTTGTTTCCTAGCTTCCAGAACTTGCTGTTTCCTAAAACTCCACCGTTCTGGTCTTCTTTGTCTCCAGTCAAAAATTCTTGTGTGATGCTCGTTCCGTGGTCATCACACTCTACAAGAATTCTAGTCTTATCGTTTAGAAGTAAATCGGCCCAGTCTTCGCAGACCTTCTTGGCCATGCGCATCTGTTTTCTTTTGACTTCTCTTGAGTTTCCGCTTTCGTTCTTGATCTCGTATTTATGAAAATCTTGAACGTAGCCCTTCCACCAATCGTTCCAGAATTGAATTTTGTTGTAGTAGTCTTGGACTTCCTGGCTCACAGGATATCCTAAGTCCTTTAGTATTGTGAATAAAACTTTCATTTAAGTACTCCTTCCTGTGATCAGGTCCATATATGTCGACCAACTATAAAAGTGGGCGTCGAATGTATCGACGTCGGTTGTAAAGTCATCCAGAATCTTATCTTCCTTCGATTTTGTATCGTATAAAGCTGTGCTCAAACTTTCGACCACCATAGGTACTGCCTGGAACTTCATCTTGTGTCGGTTCAGCAACATGTTGTAGGTCAGAATACGTGTCTTTCCGTCTATCTTGCGGCAATCCATCACATTGGTTGGAAAGCCTGCCCTTTGTACGGCTACTCGTATACTGTTCAAAATGACTTGTTCTGCGTTATCTACAAAAACACTTGATACCACAAATCCTTGAATCCATAAAGCTCTGATCAGGTCGACTGTCTCTGTGCAAAGTCTTTCGGCATCTATAGTTCCTTTAGCGTGTACTACTTTACGTTCTGCAAAGGTTACAATCTCAGAAAGGTCTGCAGTGATCCCCGTTACGATCAGGCTACTATGTGAACGTGTTCCACCTATGTCCAGGCCTATGTTGATCATGTTAAAAAGTGGAAGTTCTCCTTTGACTTCCCACTCGTCTGGATTGTCTGCAAACTGTGGAAAGAGTAGCCCTTCCGCGTTGCACCATTCTCCCAGTATGTATCTGTTGTATAGGACTGTCCCTCGATATTCGAGTTTCAAGTTTTCCACGAATTCCTGCGGCAGAAACGGGTTGTCCTCAATCGTATATTTCTGGCGGAAGATGTCGGCTCCTGATTCTAGAAACTTTAGAAACCAATGGTTCTTGTTGTCCGGGTTGCATGTTCCGTCAAAGCAGCTATACGGTTTATCTAGACGCGATTTTAGCATGTCAAATACTTTCTTATTCCAGGTTACGACTTCATCCCCGTAGCAGTACGCTACTGAGGCCCCTTGTATCTTTGTTACCTGGCTTTCTTTGTCTGCGCCTATTGCGTAGCAGTTACGGCCGAATAGTCGCACAGTGTTGTCTGGTCTTACTCTTCCAACTAGTTCAGGGCCATACAATTCTCGCATGGGTTCTAGAACGTTTCTTTCAAGTGTTGACTTTGTGTTTCCTATGAGGAACACGTGGCCTGGAAGGCCCTCTATAGCTCGAATACGTTTCGGGATGATGTAATAGTCCAGCCACGTCTTTCCGCTACGTGTAGCCCCTTCTTTTATGTTCCAGCGGCTTGGTTTATGATTCCAGAACTCTTTCTGTTTCTCAGTCAGTTCCACTGTTGTCTCCGGCTACTGTGTCCATAGCTTTCAGTAAAAGATCCAGTTTCGTAATCTCTTTAGAAGGGTCTCCTTGTCTCTTGATCTGTTCAGCTTGTGCGTTCATCAGCTTCGTTCGGGCTCTGTCTAGACTTGTGACTGGTTGCTGTCCTGTAAGGTCTCGAATGAATTCTGCAGCCCTTACGTCTCCGCGTGTGGCTTTGTTGAACATGGTTGCGGCTAAAAGCATTTGATTGCTGAGCTCATCATCTTCTAATCCCATGTCGATCAGCTTCTCTTTATTTCTTTCGCTTGGCTCCAACTCTAGGATTGCCGCCAGGCATTGTTTCAACTTCTTTTTCTTTTTCTGGACTTTCTGGCTTGCGGCTCCGCCTTTGCGTCCCATCTCTGCTGCATTCTCTTTCGTGAAAGGCTTCAGGTTTTGCATAGGGTCTTTGCGCTGTCTGGCCGCTTCGCTTTTTGTACGTCCGGCTAATCCCTTAGCAGGCATCTGATATCAGCTCCGCCTGTTCTCCGGTGTAATCTTCCCAGCGCTTGATAACTACATCGGCAAAGTGTGGATCATACTCCATCATGAAGCACCTCCGTCCTAGCTGTTCGCAAGCCATAAGCGTGGAGTCTGAACCTCCGAATAGGTCCAGCACGTTTCCTCCATTTCGGCTGCTGTTCTTGATCTGTCTTGCAATCAGTGGAATTGGTTTCATGGTTGGATGTTCTTATGTCTTTAATGTTCATGTGTGTTCACCTCTGTTGTATTAAAAAAGAAGCGTTAGCAGCTCAGTGTTCTCTCCAATGAGAGGTCTATCCTGTTTAGCTTCTAAGGCTTCTTTGTTGTCTATGATTACCCGGAGCGCTGAAAAGAAGATAAAATTTATGTCCATGATTTGTCGTAGCTGATGTTTGACGTTGTCTGGAAAGCACTCGTTTTTTTATAAAGGAGGACGCTCCGGGTAAAAGAAAAGGGGCCCTTTTCTATCGGTCCTCTTTTACAAGTACTAATATACCACTTTAAAGTGGTACACAGTGGGAACTCTTTAGCTTTTTGTGAGCTTTTTTACTTCCGCCATCAGATGTTTATATAGTCCTCGTCTACTGTGCCTCAAGTTTAGCTGCATGAAGGGTTGCTACTTCTTCGAGCTTGTTTCCTAGCTGATCACGTTTATAGATTTCTCCTGATGTCATCTGTAGCAGCTGACCGCATAGCACTCCAGCGTTGGCTGCTAGCAATGATTCGTTGTTATCTAGTTCCAGAACCTTCTCACGTTTGAAAGCGTGGTATTCTGTCATCGCTTTTTGAGGTAGCTCGATTGATTTTTTTAAGTACTGAACCGGTTGAAGTTTGTCAACAGTCTAGATGCAAGTGTTCTTGCCGAATGGTCATTCTTAATGTTAGGATATGCAACTTTGTATGCTCTTGTTGCATTCAAATCAATCAAATACTCGTCAACAAATAATTTCTGCTTTTCTGTCAATTTAGCCATAGAATTCCTCCTTTCATTATTTTGAAATTAAATATCTGTCTTAATGCCCTTTCCATCCTTTTCTTGGTGAGCCAGCTCCTCTTACCCACAATTGATCTACTTCTTTTGCTATTTGTCTTTTTCGACGACGTTGTTCTGAATCTTTATTAGCTAAATCTCGGCTTGTAAGCTTTTGTACTTTATAACCCATAGATTTTGCCCTAGAAGCTATATCGGATAAGGTCCTAGGAATTTCCCTACTTCCACTATCAGCAAATGATGCACCGGAAAAAGAAAATACTTTCTTTCCTTTTTGCCTATACTCAAATACAGTTCCATCTCCTGTGGTAACAGTTAAACCAACTGTCCCCCCCCGATTTACATATTGGCCTCTTCCACCCATATAATATTTCCTCCTTATTCATGTATAAAAAAAGCACCTTGAATTAACAAGATGCTTAGATAGCGTTTAAAATTTAAACTGATATTTTTTAATAAATCGAAAAGGCGCTCCGATTCGAACGGAGGTTTCCTCAGTGCATATCGTTTTGTGATATGCATGCATCAAAGTGTAATCACCCCTATACGACTACCTTTTCTTATTTTTATTTAACCATAACCGTTTTACACGGTCAACCATTTTCCTTTCCTCTGCAGTCAAGTTTGTGGCACCTTTTTTCCCGTCACGTTCAGAATGATAATAACCATGATGAGTATGTGGCTTCATATTTTGATGATCATGTGTTAAATCAATCTGTTTTGTACGTTTATTTGAATTGTCATAATAAGAAATTGATGAAATTTCATCTTTATCATTTACTGTGGCATATACTCGCCCTCTGGTCATCGTTTCCATCGGAGCTTTTGCATTACTAGCATTGGCTTGCTTCACAAATTTAATATTTCCACTCTGATAAACTGTATTGTATTCGCTCCCATAAGGCTTTCCACTGTCACTGACACCGCTGCTTGCTCCTCTACCGCCCATGTTTTCTTGCCCTCTCTATAACTTTATTTTTATAATAAATAACTTTTGTTCCTTTGAAATCATGTTCAATAGATTGGCCATAAATTAGAATTGCAGTAGGTTTAAGCTTATCAATCATGTAATCTACACCATCTTTCCAAATGGATCTAGCATATTCATCCTTAATACATCCAATAGTTGAGATTGCCACAATACCCCCTGGTTCAATGCCATCAAAACAGAATGTGTATGTTTCTCTTTCGGCCCAGGAAACTGTTGGAATCACACATATTCCTTGACTCTGAAGGTATTGCCCAATTAATCTACTTCTATAGATATTCCATACTTTCATAGCTCTAGGCATATCCATATAAAGAGAAAAGTCTGGTGTAAGAACACAGTCATACTGTTTTAAGACATTCACATATCGTTCGGGAGTGTTCCAAATGCGCTCAAACTGATAATCATCAATAAACATATGAATTCCAGATTGATAATTCTTTGAAGAAATTGCTTCATTGAATCCAATTAACTCATTAGGAATATGAAGTGTCTTTTTAATTACTGGCATTTCAAATGGACCGTCTGCTTCATATGGATCATATAAATCTAGATTGTATTTTTTGATTGTTAGTTCTCTTCCTGGCATAGAACACCTCCTTTCTTGCATAAAAAAAGCCAAGACCTCTGTCTTGACATAATTTCTTATGGTATTAGTTTACCACTTATTCAAGTACACAGTGTGCACCAATATAATAAAAGCCCATTTACCGGCTATATATATGGACTTATTCTTTATATATAATATTATTCTAATTAGATTGTATAGTTAATCTTGTTTGATTTCGGATCAACATAAAATCTAAAAGCTTTCTTACCGTAATCTTTTGCGTAATACGTTACGCCATCACGTGTAAAGTGAGTACAAAAAATAACTTTTTGTTGCTTCATATTACATTCCTCCTTTCACAATCTTGAAAGGAGCGTCGCAAAATGATACAATTCAATTGATCTATTGAAGAGTTTAGCCGCATTTTGTGTGCTCATCTCAAGATTTTAGAATCAAGTTGCAGCTTGATTCTTTTTTTATATTCAATGTTCAAAAAAAGCTGAACATTCAATATAGTCTATTTTTTAAAATTTTCAACTTGTATCTTTGCACATTGCCAAGATACTTTACAATTTTTCACGATATCATTTGCACTCATATTTTTTACTAAATCCATAGGAACTAAAAGCTCAGCTGCAAATGTATTTGCTTGCCATTCCGGGTTTATATAGAACGGAATTTCTTCGTTTGCTCTTGCAAAACGAATGTGATTCGCCGTATGGAAAAGGTAATGAAACAATTCATGCGCTAACGTGAATCTAGATCTCCCGTCTCCATTAATTGCTTTTTCGTAAACGTCTGACCGCACTACCATCTCATGAGTATCAGGATATGTTATAGCGTAATGTCCAGGTGTGATTTCATCTGGCTCAACAATACTCAGAGAAAATTCTTCATCAATTGTTGGCAACACAACATCAAGAAACTTAACTATCAGAAAACAATATCCCTTAATATTGAAAATTTTTCTAAGTCTTTTAGCAATTAATCGAATCTCATTTCTTGACAAACCATCCGCCTGGCACATTGTACTCATAAGCAACTAATCCTCCTTTAATACTTTTTCAATAGCTTTGATTTGATTCTCTGTTAATGAATCAAACTTTCGAGCAAAAGCATTGGCTAAGCCAGCTAAATCAGCATCTTTCCCAATCAGATTTATATTCACGTTCTGTTTAGATAAATCCGCTGCTTTTTCCAGATTTTCTATCTCATTCTGTGAAAGACTGTATAAAGAAGTTAATGAACTAATAAAAGATTTTGGAATTGCTTTTTTTCCATGCTCAATCGCAGATAAATACGATGATTTCACACCTAAACTATCCGCCATTGTTTTTAATAGTTCTCCTCGATCTAAACGAATTTTTCTGACTTCCTTCCCAAACGCTGTAAGCATAAAGCAGTCCTCCTATCATTTCTCCAATGTCCATAGATATTATCTCATAAAAAATTAATATGTCAACTTTTTAAAGTTATTATTTTAACTTTATATGGGTTAACTTTTTTACACTAAACTGTGTATCTCATTTCTTATATGTTTCCATAACCCTTTTCTAGAATATCCATATTTATCGGCTACATCATATGTATTCATATTCCAGAAGTACAGATCAAATAATATATTCTGGTCTTGCAAAGATAAAAGCTCGATTGCTCTGCATTCATTTAAACGTCTTCGATAATAATTTATTTCTTCCACTTTTAAAGTTTCTTCTTCCATCATCCCTAAAGGACTTGTATAAGAACCATGAAAGGTCGGCATAGGAGCATTGGATTTCTCCTGCTCCTTTGTCAACCTAATTGGATTATGGCTTAGTCCTAACATTTTATGATTAAGAACCTCAAGTTCTTCGTTCAATTCAATAATTCGATGGCAGCAATAGTTTGCCGACTTCAAATCATTCAACATTTGATTTACTTTTAATTTGTTCATTTTGTCCACCTACTTCTTCTTTGCGACAACTGACCCTCTATGCCAAGACTCTTCCCCACTACGATATCTTCTTTCGTTTGCTCTTTCCTGGTGTTTCTTATATTCTTTTAATCCTAGATTCTCACGTTCCAATCTAACAATGTAATCAATAGTGCTTTGCAAACATTCTCTTATATCTTCATCATGAATATCATTTACGTTTGCATTCATCATTCATTCTCCGTAACAAATTCAATTTGTTCTCTATCAACACAAAACCTAGCACCATCATTAAATTCGATGTCGTACAAATATCTAGTTGTGCCAACAAGCACACATATGTTTTGCTTGTGCGTAACATTACCAACTTGACCGATGTAATCTTCTTTGTGCTTACCAGTACTACTAATCAATTCTTCTTCGTACTTATCATCTAAATATAATAATCTAGCTTTCTGCATTATTTGATTACCTCATAATTATCTAAGATTTCATGAATTGGAATACTTGTACCAATGTCTTTAAAATATCCTTTTTTATACAATTCGAGCAAAGTACCGTAATTTGAAATACACTGCCGCATTCCACTATTTTTATATGCATTCAATAAATCGTATTCGCATTGTGTTAATTTGTATGTTTAATTTCTGTATGGACTTGCCAACCATCTAAGTCTTTTCTTATTACAATTATCATTACCGCTAAAGCCGCATTTACTACAACTTGTATCTAAGCACTTCGTAAGTCTTCCATTAACTCGAGCAAAACCGCCTAGACCTACTGTTGACAAATATTCAAAATGATGATCAAGATTCGTTTCTACTTTTGCTTCAAAATGCTCATTAATTAATGATGATAAAAAATCTAAGTTTACCGCAATTTGTTCCAACGCCCATTCGTCACAAATTGAAGAATAAAACGCTTCTCTAATCTTTTTTATAGCATCTTCATAGTCTTTTTTTGTCACCATTTAAATCCACCCCAGTTCTTCTTTTTGTTTTTGAATGGCTTTCTTTACATTTTCATCAGGGATTTTTATTGCCATTCCACACGAGCAGTGACAAGTTTTTTTCTTTAAATCAAATGTGACAATTTCAATCGTCTGCCCTGTTAAATGACTAACTTTTTTGTAATAAATAGAGTGTTTAAAGTGTCTCCAGTTGTAACCTAACTCTAAAAACATGTCTTCTGCTGTCACTCTTCATCTCTCCAATCTAATGCTTGTCCACAACTTGGACAATATTTAAAATCATTTCCACTCATATGTTCTAAATTGCAATTTGGACACCACCAATCATACCTAGGAATGTTTGTTCCATCTCTATAATTATCTTTTCTAATTAACTCTTTTATTTCTGGTTTTTTTGGAGTTGCTCTTTCAACCAATTCTTGTGATGTTTCGCATGAGCTATAATAAAAGTTTTGTAAATACTTTGCAGTGCGATATCCATCACCACTTTTATCTAGCACTATGTTTTTAATCTCATCTAACGCTTCTTTATATTTATTCATAGCCTTGTAACACCTCAATTCCTAACTTTTCATATTCTTCTTTAATTAATTCTTTGTAATCTTCATAATATTCATCAGAACTACAAGCGCCTTTAGCGGAATAATAAGTAGTTTCTTCAATATCTTTGTTTCTCAATAAATCAGAAAATAAATCATCTAAATCTCCACCATAGTTGTATATTTCTTCTGATAAATCATCTTCACAATAAATATTTCCGTTGTATTCGTATTTTTTATTCATATCCCTTTATCTCCCTTTTTAAATCTTCAATAGCCTGTTTAACTTGTTTCAAGTCTAAATCTACGTTAGAAACTAAATCTGCCATACGATTATTAGAATAACTCTGTAAAGCCGATTCTAGCGTTGTATGGTATGAGATAGGCATTTGTACGTCTATCTCATTTCCTTCTTTATCCTTGCCCTTCACGAACGTTACAAGGGCGAACGAACCACTTCTAGAAGTGATTGCATAATTGTTTTTTAATTTAATCATCTTCTTTTCCTTCTTTCTCTTTCACTAATTCTTCATATTTGTCGGCTATAAATCCATCCATATCTTGTTTTGTGAACCCTAGATTTAATAAATCATCTTTATAATTCATTCCGTAATTAAATGAATCTATATCCAAATAGTGCTCTAATGAATAGTTCTCAACGTCTAAAAATCTACAATTGAGTTCTAGAATGTATTTCTTATACTGATCTATTTTTTCGGCCAAATCATTTATTTTTTTTTGGCTTGTGCAACATCTTCGCTATGTGATTCTTGTTCCTCTTTTAGCCTTCTTTTTAAATACTCGTTATTAAACTTTAACGTATCATATGTTTCTAGTGACATTTGAACAAACGCTTCCATTAAAAATCATCCTCCTCATTTGAATTATCATTAATAATTGCATTGTATAAGAATTCAATACGTTCTCTGTATTCCTCTTTTGTGATTTCTGACAAAGGTTTTTTAAATCCTGTAGGTAGCAATTTGAATCCGAATTCTTTTTCAAATTCATCTAAATCTTTTTCTGTCATATTTACACGTCATCACTTTTCTTTTTCTTCTAACATGCGAAGTTCTGCATAGTCTACTCTTTTCTTTACTGTTATCACTTCATCATCGGCAGGCATATAAAACGTTAATCCACACTGATTCTCAATAAGTTCTTCAATTCTATCTAGAACCTTCAACGCTTTTTCTTTACTGGAATATCTACCTAAATCGTAGCTTGATTTATCATGTTCTAAACTAATCAAACATTCATCAGGATACTCATTAATTAGCATTCCGTCAGATGTATCAACATTCATTAACAACCGTTTATTTTGACTTCTAATCCACATCTTAATACCCCTTCGCTAATCTTTCTTTATTGATCTCATTCTTGCGAATATATTCGTTATAAATTTCTTCAATCGAATATCCTAAATGACATCCTAATGCGATTACGTAAGCTAATACGTTATCATCTCGTGTTAAACTGATTACACAACTAAATGCATATGCCTGTCCAAATCCTAAATCAGTTTTAAGCTTGTTGTAATTCCACTTAATATCCTCATCCATATAACATCCTGTACCAAATTTGATTTCGTACATTAAAGCGAAATGTACAACATCAATGTATTCCTCAAATACTTTAGATTCGTCTTTAGGTTCTTGCGTGAACTTCCACCAACACCAATCTGATTTCTGAGCGTGCATCAATTCTCCTAATTCATCAAACAATGCACTTTCTAATTGGCTTTTAGAAACATAGTCAACATTATGCTTCTTAAATACTTCCGCATCATATGCTTTCTGTCTTTCAAGCATATCTTTAATTAATTCTGTACTTGTCATTTGGTTCTCCTTTAAAACAATTGTGTTTCTACGTTGGACAACATCTTTTCTTTTGCTTGGTTATAAAAATTCTTTTTAATTTCAAATCCATAACAACTTCTTTTTAATTCCGCACAAGCTCTAAGTGTTGAACAACTTCCAGCTACTGGATCAATCACCACATCGCCTTCATCTGTATAAATCTCAATCAACTGTTTCAACAGATTTACGGGCTTTTGTGTAGGATGAATCTTCGGTATATCTTTTCCATCACGTTCAAATTCAAACCAATCTTTAATCATTTTTCCAGTTCCTTTAATCGGTTTTCCATCTTCTCCAATTTGTCTACCATTTCTAAATTTAGGCAATTTGTCACGCCACAGAACCAAAGCACATTCGGTAGCACCTACAATTCGCATATTTGCTTTAAGCACTTGTGATGATGATTTCTTTACAAAGAACAATGGCTGCGTATGTTTGAAACCAAATTGTTTTGAATACTCTGTAATCTCATTCAACTGTTGCCATGAACAAAATATGATCATGCATGGTGCTTTCCCTTTTTCCTTCGGCTCTTTCTTTAATAATCGAGTACAAAAATTGAAGAAATTATAGATCTTAAAATCCTTGTCAGTATCAAAGAACTCACTATTAGCTTTCTTTGATTCTCCATTTTTATTGTCACCCCCCACGTACCAATCACTTCTGCTACCATATGCATTTTTACCAATGTTATACGGTATATCTGCAATAATTAATTGTGCACGTGGGATTTGGTATCTTTTAGCATTTTCAAAGTGATCGTTGAATAATTCAATCTTCACTCGCTTTTGATATTCACTCATTCTTGTTCCTCCCTTTCTGTTTTTAAAACAACGTTTCTTGTTCATACTTTTTACCATTGCACGTGAATACATTAGATTTCTTTTCTTGAGACTTTGATTCATCCCAGTATTTAACTAACTCGTTATAATTGCTTGTGAACGTCCCATCATAAGCAACTCCATTAATTACTGTATGATAATCAAGATCAATTTCTTCATCTTCGCCTATTCTTTCAAAAACTAGTGCGTGCTCGTAATCTATATAAAAATCTGCTTTTGGAAACACACGCTTAATATATTTGTCCGCTTCTTTTAATTCGTAGTTTTTAAAGAATGAAGCATACCTTCCGTAAACGTTATTTATCAACATATTCCCCAATGTATAGACTTCCTTCGATTACATACAGATTCATAATGTTTTCCTTTTTTACCCCTAGAAAATCTTTTCCAGGCTTTTTAAAAGCTAGTTTTCCATCTTTTGTACAGTATTTGTATTTGTTAGAACTATCATCATCACATCTTTGAACACTGTACATAAGTTCATCATCATATCTTTTTGCAATCATCTAGAATGGCATCCCTTCGTCATTATCATAATGTTCAGGATAAGACTGATAATTTACTTTATTTGTAAATGGAACTGTTTGTGGCATTGTCGCATTGTTTAAAGCCAATTCTACGTCCATTACGTACACGCTAGTCTTATACACCTTTTGATTGTCTTTGTTCGTGTATGAGCTTTTTTGAAGCTTTCCGTCAACTGCAATGTGTTGTCCTCTAAATCCATATTGATTAATATGTTCTGCATTATCTCCCCAAGCAGTACAATCGAAGAAAGATTTAAACTCTTGTCCATTCTTTCCTTTGTCCTTAACCTCGATAGAAAAATTACATAGGCTTTGCCCTGCTGCAGTTTTCTTTAAAGTGATATCGCTACCGATTTCACCTGATAAAATAACTCTGTTCATTTCTTTTCAACTCCTTTATACAAATTCGACACCTATCAAATTGGGTTTGATCCCTTCCAACATCTGATACAAATAAGGTACAGAGATAAAATTCTTATTGGCACATTCTGCAATCGAGTTATAAATTTTATCTCCAACCTTTACCTTCTTCGAGTTTTTTAATCTGTTTACTTCTGATAGATCTACTAACTTTAGATTTTCTATTTTTAAATCCCCATCACATACAACAATGTGTTTATCTTTTATTTCCCCAACAAACGCTTTATACGCTTCCCCAAGAACGCTTATATATTTCTTTCGCTTTCCATCTATGATTTTTACAACATATCTAGTTTCGCTTGTTTTTCGGATACGCATTTCTCTTTCCGTTCCATCAAATGGTGAAACAGAAACGACTCTTATGTGACTTGTAACGTAATATCTAAATCCGGAATCACTTTCACCAACCAATTGGTATAGTTCCTCCGATTCACTTGTTGGAAGCTCTCTGCCGCTCTCACGAATGACGGGAACGAGAATACATCCGTTATAGACTTCCTCGTTTCTCACCATTTTAGTGAACTGGGCATTTGTAATGCCCAATTCCCTCATTACATCTTTGGCAATTACGATTCCACGTACATTTGATATATCTCTTATGTCCAGCATGTAATATTTCACTTTTGCCCCTCCTGATTATTTCGTCTCCTCGAAGCCTAAGTAATCACCACTGTATTTACTTGATTCAAGCTTCTTTTCTAGCTCATGTTTCTGATATTCAAGTGTTCTAATCTTTCGCCTGTATTCTTCATATTTGTAGATACATTTACAGGCTTTGTCTTGTTCTTCCTGAATTCTTTTTCCAACAAATAGGCTATATAGAAGAAGTGTTGTACCACTTCCACATATAACCCCACAAAACCAATTAATCATTTAATCACCTTTCTACGCTCTTAACATTTCCCTTCTCACCCTGTTAAATTCTTTCATCAAATCTTCATCGGATAGTGTGTTTTCCTGGGTGTAGAATTTAGAATCCAATTTAACAGGCTTATTTTTATTTCTTTTGGTCCATTCATCATGTACCCATTTTTGAAGCACAAGTGAATGGTTCTTGTAACTCTTTCCTGATGTCTCAATATATTCATCAAGAATCTTTATGTGCTCATCCAATGATGATCCATATAATTCAACCAAGTGTGTGTGTTCTTTATCCGTTAGTAAAACGTGCTGATATTCTCCGTATTTGTGCTTACTTTGTTCTTTAGTATTTAATCTATTAGTACTTAATTCTTTAGTTATTTTATATACGTCCCTATTTTCTATATCTTGAATTTCTATATCTTCATTTTCTATATCTTCATTTTTGAGATGTAGTAATTCTTCGTCATGGTTTTCATTATTCTCGAAAATAATGTATTCCCACTCACTGATTTTTCCATTGCAGTATCTTCTTCTTCTAACAAGATAGTTGTTATCTTCCAATTCATTCAAAACACTATTAATCGTGTTTTTACTTTCTTTACAGATACCTTCCAAACCTTTTACCGAATAATGCCATTTATCAGGTAAAGACAACATCATACTTAGCAATCCTTTTGCTTTAAGCGATAGGTTTTTATCTCTTAGATGAGTGTTACACATAGTTGTGTAATTCTCGTTCTTAATAGTTCTAATCACCGACATACTTCACACCTCCTAACATTCCGTGCCTATGTACTTTGTATGAAACACATAAGCGATACACATAGCACTCCAAATGTCGGCTTTAAATCCGTAGAAATAACCTGGATTTGATTTTGTACCTTTTCCTTTGTTTGGAGTATCTTTAGCAAACAAATCAATTAACGCTTGTCTAATAGTTGCGTCTGTCGCTTTCATAGAGTGGCATAGAGTCATTTTTTCTTCGCTTCGGTATATTAATGTGGGTTCAATATCAAAAGCTTCAAATTGCTCTAATAAACGCCCTATAAAGTAACAAGTTTCAAATGTTGTTTGACCTACAGGCATACCGAAACTTTGTATTCCTTCAATCGCCACATAATCAATTGGATAATTCTCTGCTTTCCAATTTGAGATTTTATCTTGCAATTCCAAGTTAGATATTTTCCCTTTATCTACAACTGCCGATAAATCATTCTCTACCACAACAAATGCGCTGTATTCATTTGCTGGGTCAATGCCTAAAATCATCTTACGCACCTCCAATCTCAAACTTAGTGACCTCGATTTTTTTCTTGGTAGCATTCATCTTGGCTTCGATACTTTCATAAGCAGTTTTAAAACGCTTTAAATCAGAATCGACTTTTGCAAGCTTAGTTCTTTCATCAGCTACTTTTTGACAAGCTAGTGCTTCAAAGAATTTAATACTTGGTGCTTTTCCGTCATGGTCACGTTCCCAAGTGCTTCGCTCAACATAAATTGCGTTTGTCATTTTATTTTCAATATCTGCTTTAAGAATGTTCGATTGTTCCTGTAATCTAGCCATCATTTCACCAATTAAGAACATTTGATTTGCAAGGTTTTCTACGTTTAATGCCATTTCCATTACTGCGTTTTCATCAGGAATATATGCATCAACTAAGATTGAAAGTTGTTCTTGGATTTCTTCGTCTTTCCAATATTTAACTTTGAATGGGTTGTATTTAAACAACAGTTCATTTTGACTTAGCATTATATTTCACCTCATCCATAAATAGAGAAAGTACATTTGAAACAAAATCTTTACCGAGTCCTGTTTCTTTTGAAATTTCTTTTATTGTTTTTCCGTCATTGTAAAGATTGAGTATTTTCGATTTGTTATCTCTTATTCTTGAGAAATAAAGATTCATTTTCTTGTTTTCTCTAGTATCTACTGCTTCTCTCATTCTTATTGAAAATCTATAATGTTTTTTATTTTCTTCTTCTGTTACCCATTCAAGATTTTCTACACAATTGTTTCTTTTGTTGAAGTCAATGTGATTTACTTGAGGCTTATTTTCAGGGTTAGGAATGAATGCTTGTGCAACTAATCTATGGATATATGCGTGTTTGTTTACACCACTATCGCTATGCAATCCAACATTTAAGTAAGAATGTCCATTGTCGTGTGGTTTAAGAATTCTACCTTTTTTCGTATAATTCCATACCTTTCTATCAAGGCTTCTTACTCTCCCTTTATTACTAACTTGGTAAATGCCTTCATATCCATTAATGTCTTTCCATATCTCTTGAGTATTTGACATCTTCCTCATCAATCCTTCCATATATACGCTCTAAATACTTAATTGCAATCTCTCTCAATTTCTTGCCTTTAGGACTTTCTGAGTCCATGATTCTATGACAACGTTGGCAAGCACAGACTAGGTTTTTTTCACAACCTAGTCCGCCATTGCTTCTTGAAAGAATTGTGTGTGCTAATTCAATGCGGTATGTACTTCCACAAAATATGCACATTTGATCTCTTTCTTTTACCAACTTTCTAGTTTTTAAATCTATATCTGTAGCTTGGCTACGTTTTGATTTATACAAGACTTACACCTTCGGGTTGTAACTCTTGTGGTTCTTCGGGTTGCGAATATGTTTGTGGTTGTACAGGTGCTTGCTCAACAATGTTTGTAGGTTGTTGGATTGGAGTTTCATCCAATTTCATATCCACATTCATTTCTTCCTCTGAATACATCTGTTGGAAATCGTTAGGGAACGTTTCTCTCAATGCTTGAGTAATCGCAACTTTACGAATCATTGTTGCAGCTTTCGTGCTCCATTGTGAGTTAAGCTTTCCGTCCTTAGTTCTTCCTGCGTATTCTTCAAATGAGACTTCAATGTGAGTTGGATGAGATACATTCTTTCTAAATACATCTGCCCATCCACCTACAACTTCTTCACGATCTTTCAAATAGAAAGCACCTTTTCGGTAAGTTAACTCACCGCTTTCGTTATTAATTACGATAATTCCTGCATCTAAACCATCAAACTCTGAATTTCTTTCGGCACGTTTCAAGAAAACATCTTTTGAAACAACCATTTGAGCTGGAAGTGTATTTCCGTACTTGATTAAGTAGCAATCTTTAATGAATGGATTCAACCCTTGTGATTTACATAGGTTGATGAAATAAACAATTTCTTGGTCTGTAATTTGACCATTTCCATTTACTAAGTAATTTCTTACGATAGCAGGACTTAATTTAACTTTTTCTCCGTTGGCATAAAATTCTACCAATTGATTGTCGTTTTTCTTTGCAATATTGTTTTGTAGCATATTAGCATTCTCCCTTTTCTAAAATTGTTACTTTAACGTTGTGTTCTTTAATAAATTGGTTCAACAATGGATTGTACGCTTGTAGTTCTTCCATAGGGCCTTCCATTTTGAACACGCAATATCTGTTAGGCTTTGTTTGACTTGGAACCTCATTCACTTGAGTTTGAACAGGAACTGCATTTACTCTTTCCATTTGAGCTTGCTTAGACTGTTCAATTTGAGCATTCACTTTAGCTTGAAGTTTTGCTTTAGCTTCCTTAATTTCGTTGATACGTTCCGTAGCTTTGCTTAAATCCAAAGTCTTACAGAATAATTGGATAACTTGTTCTGCCTGTAATTCATCCTCAGGTAAAGAAGCTTCGATAAAAGATAATTGTTCTTCGGCTTTCAAGAACTTGTTATTCAACGATTCTTCAATTTCTTTAGGTTTAACAGACTTATTTAAATATCTATCTTCAAAAACCAGTTCAAAAGGATATTTGTTGTTGGTCATGCTTTCCCATAACTCTTTGATTTGATTACGCTTCAATTCTTTCTCTGCGTTATCAATATCATTGATACCGTCACCCAATTTGTCTGATGCTGCTTTGATTGTTTTCTCAACTGCCATGATATCTTTTTTATCCTGTAGCCACTGAGCGAATACATCATTTTCAACTTGCTTACGCTTATCAGATACAAGTTTTACCAAATTGTTTAAAGCAGCTCTATCTGTTTTAGCCTTCTTATAGTTGTCTTCATCTACTACATAGTTGTAGTGCTTTAAACCTTCTTGGATTTCAGGTAATAAATCACTTGCATTTGTGTATACTTTTCCGTTTTGTGCACGTACCTCTAAATTAAATTCCATATTTCCATCTCCTCTTTTTCTATATAGACAATGTGATAGGTGGTTCTACATCACCTATGAAGTACCTATCCCATTTTTCTAACATTGCTTGTTTTAAATCGTTCATACTGTCTAAAGCTTCTTCCTTACGATATGAACGCTCAATGATTCGTGCATCACCATCTGCAAATCTAAGCTCTGCACAATAGATAACGAAATCAAAATCCGTAACAATCAATCCTTCTAAAGTTTGGCAATAATAGTTGTCAGGAACTGTTTCGTTTCCTTTACTGCCCCATTTCTGCAAACTATGAGAATTAATAATCTTTGATGTTTTGATTTCCAAGATTCCTCTTTCACCGGTTTCCTTGTTGTAAATCAATCCATCAGGACTGTATCTCAAGAACTCATGTTCTTTAGAAACCAATGTAACGTTATCCACGTACTGTACATCCAACTCAGGATGTTTAGCCTGAAACAACGTTCTTAAGCATGGTTCAGCAGCGTTGCCATACTCGATAGCCTCATTCGTAATTTGTTGTGAGCCGAATTTCTTGTCATGCCACAATTGATTTAGCGTTTTCCATGGATTCAAATTCATGAAACACGCTGCATCTGAGCCACCAATACCACATCCACGCTTTTTTAACCATTCTTCATGACTTCCATACTTTTCAACACTAAACTTTTCAGTGTCTTGATACAGATTCATTTTTCACCTCTCCTTTTAATACGTACTTGGCATATGATGTTTTATCTCCAAACCGATTTTTTGAAGTCTCGGTCTGCGTTTCAATGTCATACCCCAAGTCTCTTAAATCCCATATGCGAGCACCTAAACGAGTGATTCCATACTCTTTAATTGCTTCTAAAGGAGTGATAGATCCATATTCCTTTAGGTGCTTGATAACTCTTTCTGTTTGTGTCATCTTACAATCCTCTTATGTACCAGTTTGCGAAAACTGTGAATGCGATAGCTAGTGCGAATAAAACAATTGAACATATGTAATTGAATTTAGCCATTCGATTAACCATGCGTGTCTGCTTTTGACTTCTAACTAGCATTGAATACTGAGTTTCGTACTCGTTATTAGCGAAAGAAGGAAGCGTGATACAATCACCTAATTCAACTGCTTTCTTCTTTGCGGTTGATTTAGAACCAGGCTTCTTCGTCTCTTTCTGCTTTGCAACAGTCGAAACAGTAGTCTTCGTAACTGTACTCATCTTGTTCTTCCTCCTCTTCTTCATCTTCATCAATAAATTGGTTATCTGCCATAACCCTTAAATCATCTGTGTCCATCATTTCTCACACCCCACTACTTCTTTAAATTCAGGAAACATCTTTACGAATAGTTTTGTTGGAACTTTCTTTGAATCAATAACCTTTGCTAAATTGGACTTTTTATAGTCCTCAGAATCACATATAAGATTCAACATTTTGTATGCAGTTTTTTTAGAGAAACCAAGCGCCATAATGTCTTTGTAACCAAGAAGAACTTTCATTTGACAACACATCTCTTTCCAACTTCAAAACCGCATAAATAAATGCGTGTAAGCATTGTCGAAACTTTTTCGTAATCTTCGTTACTACATCCGTTTTTGATCAGTACATCAAGAACTCTTCCTTCCGCTTGTACTGATTCATGGATTAAACTGATTGAATCCTTTCTTCTACTTGGTTCTGCCATTTTATTCATCCTTTCTGTTTATATCTCATTTTTGATATGTTTAATTTAAAAAAATTTTTGCTCTTTCTTCCAAATTATCTATATGTAATATTTTGCAAATCTTAAGAGCATCTTTGGTTGTTGTTGATAAAGACCCATTTATCTTTAAACTTAATGTATTTTCATTGATTCCAAGCTTTTCTGCTAACTCTCTTTGTGACATATTGTTCTTAGAAAGCCAATATTTGATTAAACTTTTTTCCATGACATCACCTCCGTCATCTCATTTTTGATACATCTATAGTTTATATCATTTTTGAGATGCAGTCAACTTTTAAATGATATTTTTTTAATTAATACAATGAATTGTCATTGCAATAATAAGATATAAAATATATAATTTTAGTAGATTGGTGGGGGTGAATACACGTGCAAGATAATGATTCTAAAAGAGTAAAAATAGCGATTGATCAAAGTGGATACTCTTTTGTAGAATTACAAAAGAGAACAGGCATACCACAAGCTACTATACAAAGATACGCAGTAGGAAAAACTACAAAAATTCCAACAGATGCGATTAAGAAAATAGCCAATGCGACAAATGTATCACCTGCATACTTATTCGGTATAAGTGATGATCCTCATTATTATCCTGATTCAAATAAAAAAAAGAATTCTATACCTTTATATTCCTCATTGTGTTGTGGTAAAGGTTTGTTCATAAATGATAATATCGAAGACTATATAGCCGTTCCAGATAGATATATAAATTCTAACAAAGAGTACTTTGCTAATATTGCAAAAGGTGATTCCATGATTGGAAAAGGAATCAATGATGGAGACACACTAATATTTGAGAAAACTAACGTGTTGGAAAGTGGACAAATCGGCTCTTTCTGTATCAATGATGGAAATGATTGTGTATGCAAGATATTTAGAAAATTAAATAATGGAATGATTGTATTGGAAAGTGCAAACCAAAAATACGATCCAATAATTATTGATGTTACTAACGAGTGCTTTAGAGTTATTGGAAAGCTAGTTTGTAAGTTCAGTAGTGTAAAATAATAATTATGAAGTTTAGAGAACACACACTTAAATGTGTGTTTTTCTTTTGCCAACAAAAAAAGCACTAGAAATTAATCTAGTGCATTATCTTTATCCATGAATTTTGCGATTCCTTTATCTGCTTGAGGTAGCCAGTGAGCATAAACACTCAATACAGTGTTTAGATTGTCTCCTAAACGCTTTGCTACATCGTACAAGCTAAAATTAGAACTTCCGTCTCTTACCATATTGCCTATCATGTAACTTGCACATGAGTGCCGTTACGGTATAATAACGACAAACGGAAAAAGCCTTTATTTTCAAGGGGTTCACGCGTTTGCCGTCATTTATTCAATTCCTTTTCCAAGTTGAAATCTGACGAGAAAAATATCAAAAAAAGGAGGCTGTTTCATTAACGACAAAATTTCATAGTGCCAGCGGCCCGGTGTATTGCCTGGCCGCTGATTGCCGTGGGCGTTTCACTTTAACAGGTGGACGCCCTTTTTTCATACCCATTTTTAAGAGGAAGGAGATTCACATGATATTAAATGCAATGGAAAAACGGCTGCTGTTCCAGGTCGAAGGTGACTGTCTTGCCAAAGTCCTGAACGAGCTTCACATGGTTGCCCGGTATACAAAGAGCCCCGAACAGGGGGATGCGGCAGAAAGCCTGATGGCGAAGCTGCGTCCCCTGACCGATGCCGAAGGCATGGATATGGTGCGGGACATTCAGAAGAATTACCGTCTGCCCTATCCGGCCCGGACGATTGGGGAAAAGATTGCGGAGGCCAGGCAGCAGTCCGGCGCGGAGAAATTAAAGGGGCATGACATCATGGCCCTGGAACGTTTTGACCCGGAGGTAAAGCACATGATCGTCTTTGACGTGCTTTCGGGTGATGCCCCTGTCGGGGATAAGGGCGATAAGATGCGCCTGTTCCTTACGGACGCCGGCTATCAGAAATTCTTAGACAGCCAGGACCGGGGCGAAGTGAAACTGAAAAACCATGCGAAGGTCTCCTGCGGCCATCTGCACTATGACCGCAGGGACCGCGCCTTGTAACGGAATGAGTAAAGAAAGGGGGCTTTGAAATGGCTGTATTCCGTGTAGAAAAAACAAAAGACTTTACCGTTATGAGCAACCACCACCTGCGCAATACGGAGCTGTCCTTAAAGGCAAAGGGGCTTCTTTCGCTCATGCTGTCCCTGCCGGAGGATTGGGATTATACCACCAAGGGGCTTGCCCATATCTGCAAGGACGGCGTGGATTCCATCACTACCGCCCTGAAAGAGCTGGAACGGCACGGGTACCTCACCAGACAGCGCCTCCGCTATGAAAACGGCCAGCTCGGAGACATTGAATATACGATCCACGAAAAGCCGGTAACTGCCGAAAAACCAGGCGTTCCACCTAAACGGGAAAATCCAAGACAGGTAAATCCAGGACAGGCAAAACCTGAACAGGGGGAACCTGGACAGGAAAATCCCGCACAATTAAATACTGATCCATTAAAAACGAAAAAATCAAAAACGGATATATCAAGGACGTATCAATCAATCTATCCGGCAGAACCGGAGGCGGCAGGCTGCCCCGATGGGTTGGATGGGATGGATCGGATAGGATTGGCAGAGGCATACCGTGAAATCATCAAAGAAAATATCGAGTATAACTTCCTGGTCCAGCAGTATGGCAGGGAGCGTATGGATGAAGCGGTTGAGCTTATGCTTGAAGTGATCCTGTCAAAACGCCCCTATATCCGTATCGCAGGGGATGATTTCCCCAGGGAGGTGGTAAAGGGACGTTTCCTGAAAATCAATTCCAGCCACTTAGAGTATGTCTTTGACTGTATCGACAGGAACACCACAAAGGTCGGGAACATCAAGGCTTACCTGCTGGCGGCGCTGTATAATGCCCCGGCGACAATGGACAGCTATTACCGTGCCGAGGTCAACCATGACCTGTACGGCTGTTAGGCGCTTTCGGGCGTCTTTTTTCATTTCATCACAGGAAGGAGGCGGAGCACGATGAAACGAAAATCTGTGCCGGCGCTATGCCCGGCGTAACCAAAGAGCAGATCCAGGAGGCACGGGAGGCGGACCTGTTCGCATACCTGCAGTTCCATGAACCGGGCGTGCTGAAGCGCGACGGGCCAAATTACCGGCATAAGGAACATGACAGCCTGGTCTATGTGACCGGGAAACGGTACTGGTACTGGAACAGCCGCGGGCGGAGCATTAACGCCCTGGATTACCTGATCCAGATCCGGGGCTACGGTCTGGTGGATGCGGTCCATGCGCTGGTGGGCGGGGAAATCCAGCAGGCGCCGGCTTACCGGAGTGCGGAGGCAAAACAGGAAAAGAAAGAACCGGAAAAGAAAACATTTTCCCTCCCCTGGGCCAGGCGGTGCGCCACCGCCGCCGTTTCCTATCTGCAAAAACGTGGGATCAGCAGCGAGGTTATCAGCCGGTGCTTCCGGGCAGGGCTGTTCTATGAGGCCCGGTATCATGGCGAGCCGGTCTGTGTGTTTGTTGGGAAAGACGATACAGGAAAAGCGAAGTTTGCCTGTATGCGCAGTATCACCGGAAGCCTTAGAAAAGATGTGTATGGCAGCGATAAGGAATACAGCTTCTGTTTCCCGCCGGAGAATCCGGGCAGCCGCAATGTGGCGGTCTTTGAGGCTCCCATCGACGCCCTCTCCCACGCCACGCTGCAGGAATTAGAAGGCTGGAAATGGGACGGCTACCGCCTTTCCCTGGGCGGAACTTCCCATGTTGCGCTGACGGCATTTCTAAAACGCCACCCGGAAATCCGGCGCGTCAACCTCTACATGGACAATGATTTAGGAGGACTTAAAAATGCCAGAAGAATCAAAGCCATGCTCCGTGAGGATCCGTGTTTTAAGCATATCCGGGTCGGCATTAACCCGCCCCGGACAGGAAAGGATTACAACGAAAAATTGCAGCGGACCAGACAACAGATGCAGGACCGCCAGCAGCCATGCCGCCCAAAAGAGGCGGCTGTTTCAATTTAAGGAGGATTTCAAACATGATGAACAAAGAAAATACCGCTTTACAGATGATTGCCGAAGCTGCCCGGTGCCCGGACTACGGCCCCGACATGGTTAAGGCGCTGATGGAAAAACTGGACATGAACGAAAAGGGCTTTGCGCTCCTGATGAACGTTTCCCCTTCCACGGTCCGGCTCTGGACCAGCGGCGCGGCGCAGCCATGCGGAACGGCCAAACGGCTCATGCAGATTTATGAGACCGGCCCGGAGATTGTAGGCAAGATTGCCGGCGGGCAGCCCCCGGCAGGCGGGAGGGATTAAATGCCGGAGAACATGATACAGCAGACAGAACTTCCGCAGATCCATTTGATCCGTAATACGGATTTAGGCGTATTCGCCTATGAGCTCCATATCCTTGCCGGTGATTTCCTGTGGGAAAGTGAATTTAATTTACGCACGCTGGCGACAAACACCGGGGTGGATTCTATTGCCATCATGGGGAAACGCCACATGTGGCTCTCCGACGCCGTATTTGCCTACTGTTCCACGGGGGATTTACGCCAGATGGCCCTCACGACAGAATATATCGGGGCAAGGGCCTTTCTGTTCCATGCAGACCGGAAAGAGGACGGCCATTTATACGGCGACGTCCTGATGATGGATCTGGACACGCTGCGGCAGGACATGAAAGAAAATACCCTCTATCCCGGCGGCGTCAGCATGGAACGCAAAGACGGTTCAAGAGTTACCGTCAGCCTGGAAGAATGGAACGCAATGGAACTTTACGAAAAAGACGCCCTGAAAAGCTGGGGATTTGCCTATGAACCGGAACAGGTGGCGGAATGGCAGAACCATTATTCCATCATGTTCAGCCAGTGGAAAGACCAGGCTTTTTCCTATATGCCCCAGGATCTGGAGGAACGGCTGAACATGGGATATATGGAGGATGCCCAGAACCCGGACATGGATAAGTACCGCATACCGCTGGGCACCGCCCGGCAGATGCTTCTTGACGGAGAGGCCCCGGTCTACCGCCTCCTGCCTTCCGGGCCGGAAAAGCTGGCTCCCATTGCGGCGGTCACTACGGGCCTCTGGTATGAAAATTACCGGGAATTTGCCATTGCACCGGAGGACCTGGGCGCTTTGGATAAGCTGGTCCGCAGGGAGACAGACCGGCTCATGGGAAACCGGCCGCAGCTTCACAAAAACGAAGAACGGCGCCCTGCCCCGGAGCGGTAAAGATATTACATTGACTGGAGGTGATGATGATTGGCAGGAGTACATGAAGATTTTGGCGAAAAGATCGGCGGTGCAAAAAAAGATTTATGGAAGGACCGGGGCCTGTATGTGGACGATCTTGACACCATGAACGACCGCGAGGCCGAGAAATTTGTAAAAAAGGATAACATTTGGAAAAAGCCGGATTACCAAGCCATGCTTGATGAAGGGGTTCCCCTTGGGGTGGTGTATTTCATCAAAAAGGCAAGGGACAGCCTGAACGCTTCCCCGCAGTATTACCGCACGGACGACACGCCGGAAAAACGGCTTGCCAGACAGAAAGAATATATCCAGACCGTCCGGGAGTTACAGGAGGTGGTTTCAGGGATCCGCACCATGGAGGACGCCATGAGGGCCTATGACCGCTTCTTTGTAGAAAACGGGTATCTGGAACAGGTGCAGGGCTGGGGCGGCGGCGCCCACTACCGGGCAACGAAGAAAGGACAGGACAACCCGGTGATCACCAATAAGCTGTCCAAAAACCTGATGGCCTACTCCGCTTCCTATTTTGAACGGAACTTCACACAGAAAGCGCAGAAGGAACAGTTTGGCGTTTCCAAAGGCCAGAAGGTGCCGAAAGGATATGCAATCCATTTCAACGACGGAAAGAATACCTATTCCAAAAATAATGACTGGAAACCGGGTACTTACTATGTGACAAAGGGCTATGCCATTTTGCAGGCCAACTTTGAAACAAGGGAGGCTGCCCTGAAATGGGTGCAGGAGCTGGCAAAGGGCCAAACCAAAAGCGGAAAGACCCGGTTTGTGCCGCCCCAGCTTGCGCATGTAAAGCGCACCGGGCCGGATTACCGCAGCGGCGCAGAGATTACCGGGCAGCATTATCTTGATACCTTCGGGTTCCGGGGTGGCGAGTTCGGCAACTGGATGAACCAGAACGACCGGCAGACGTCCCTTAACATGGGATTTGAGGCACTCAAAGATTTGGCATCTGTCCTAAAGGTCAGCGATCAGGATATTGCTTATCAGGGAACACTTGCTATCGCTTTCGGCGCCAGGGGCAGCGGCAACGCGGCGGCCCATTATGAACCTCTCCGTAAAGTAATCAATCTTACCAAAATGCACGGGGCAGGTTCCCTGGCACATGAATGGTGGCACGGGCTTGACGACTACCTGGGCACAAAGATGGGCGCGAAAGGGATGCTATCGGAGCAGCCCCGCCTCTATGCCCCATTCCAAAAGCTGATTGATACCATGAAGTATAAGCCGGAGACGCCGGAGCAGGCGGCAAAGCGGACCGAAGCGCAGACAGAACGCACCCGGAAGAATGCGGCCGGCTGGCTGGATTCCGCAGTGCTCGGCTCCCTGAAACGGTATGGGAATGAGCAGCAGATGGAGGCCTATGCATCCCTGAAAGAAGCGTTCCTTTCCGGTGAGGACGGATCCGTGGAAAAGATCAGCTCCTTCAAGAAATCCGTCACCGGCCGGGTGATCCCCAAAAGCGAGCGGGAACGCCTGGAAATATTCGAGCACATGCTGTCCGGGATGCAGTCGCAGGAGGCACCCCAGATTGGGCGGGTGGAAACGGACTTTTACCGGAACTCCCTACGCATGGGAAAGGAATGTGAGAAAGACGGCGGCTATTGGGAAAGCAATACGGAAATGACGGCCAGGGCATTTGCCTGTTATGTGAAGGACCGGCTGCCCTATGCTTCGGATTACCTTGCGGGCCATGCCGACTGCGCCCTTACGCTGGCTGCTGGGAAAAACGGGGAAATGGAGGTCATAAAAGCCTTCCCGGAGGGCGAGGAACGAAAAGCCATCAATGCAGTGTTTGACGAGATCGTGGCAGATTTGAAACGGGAGCAGATACTGACCCATGCAGATGTAACGCTGCCCCTTCCGGCCTCAGGGATAAAGGAGGCGCCGGACGGCCAGCTCTCCATATTTGGCGGCGGCCGTCCTTCGGTGATGGAGCAGCTTGCAGCAAAGAAACCGGCAGAAAAAACAGCCCCGGCACAGCAGATCCCGAAAAAGAGCCATGCGCCGGAGATTTAGGAGGTGGAAAGTTGGAAGAAAATAAAGATTACCGTGCTTACCGGTACGGCGACCATTTAGAGCCGGGATATGAGTTGAAGGTCGAGCACAGCGTTTCCTGTGAAGATGTTGATATTTCTGCCCTGATTGCAATGGGAACAGAAAGCCTTGCGGCTATGCGCCAGGGAAGTATCGACGGTGAGCAGAAAGCCTATGACATTGTGGTAGCCGCAGCGAAACAATGGGAACAGCAGGCTGCCGCCACGCAGATGATTGACCGGGCGATTTCCTACCTGCGGACCCCGGAGGTGGAACATACGGGTAACCAGTGGAAGGACACAGACAACTGGCGGAGCGCCCAGGAGATCAGCAACCGGGTCTATAAGATGACCTGCAGTGTCCGGGAAGATACCAAGTATGACCGGGAAACAAAACAGAGTGTGCCGGTTGCCTGGTATGTGACCTGGGATCTGTATATAAATTCCCCGAAAGATGGTTATGGCAAGAAGATCGCCGGGCAGAACCAGAAGCGCTATACGGACAAGGCTGCTGCTATGAAATACCTGGAGGGGCGCAAGAAATCCTATTCCCATTTGTTTACGGAGGTTTCGCCGCCAGTCCCGAAGGAATATGAACGCCATTTTACCGTATATGGCGCCCTCCTGCCGGGCTATACGGTTGAGGGGCAGGAACCTGTCAAATCAGAACACACCGCCGCCGAAGTTTCGGATGGTGGTATTTCTACGCCTGAAAAGGAAGAAAAGCCTTCTGTGCTGGGAAAGCTGTCTGCGGCGAAATTGCAGGAAAAAGCCGGTGCGGAACCGAAGGCGGCAAATAAAAAGAAGGAGGATATACAGTTATGAAGGTGCTGATGGTTGAGCCGGGGAAAACACCCTACGAGGCAGAGATTGAAGGCGGGCTGAACTCCTTGCAGGCGGCAGTCGGCGGGATTATTCAACCGGTTTATCCCTATGAGGATCCGGTTGCGCTGATCTGCAACGATGAAGGAAAACTCATGGGGCTGCCCTTAAACCGGGCGCTCTATGATGAAGATGGGAACATCTATGATATTGTTGCCGGGAACTTCCTGATCGTTGGCCTGGGGGAGGAAAATTTTGCAACCCTTCCCGCGGACCTCATGGAGAAATACCGGCAGCAGTTTGAACACCCGGAGCAGTTTATCCGCATTGCCGGAAAAATCCTGGCGGTCAAGCAGCCGGTTCCTTCCCTTGAAGAACAGGAGGCACAGCGGGCGCAGATGGCGGCACAGGAGGCGCTGCAGGAAGAAATACGGCTGGAAGATTCCACGGATCTGGCCTTCGACCTGGATGTATTCTTCCGGCAGTACAGCGGCGATTATGCGGATCTGTACCCGGATTCCCACGAAGAAAAAGAACGCATGGCGGAGGAACTTCTTTCCGGGCAGACCGGAAAGATACGCATGAGGCTGGCAGCCGTCATTCAGGAGGAACATCTGGACAATGAGGCCGGAGCACTGCTGGCGCGCATTGCCTCTTATGAAAAGGAATATGAAATCCGCACCTGCTCTATTTACCAGCTTGACTTATCGGACAGCACGGACGGGCTGCAGTTTATGTCTCTTGACTGGCTGGAAAAGAAAGGGTTCCCGGTAGACAGGGACAATTACCAGATGGTTTATGCAACGGAACTTTTGTCCGGTGAAACATTGGAAGATATTTACAGACGTTTCAACATCGACCACCCGGAAGATTTTAAGGGGCACTCCCTTTCCGTTTCCGATGTGGTAGTCCTCCATGAAAATGGATCCGATACCGCCTGGTACGTGGACAGTATCGGTTTTAAGGAACTGCCGGATTTTATCGTTACGGGAGCGCCGGAGGCAAAAAAAGACCTTTCGGTAAGGGAGCAGCTTGACAGCGCAAAGAAACAGGCGGCACAGACGGCGGCCAAAGCACCGGATAAAAAGCCAAAGGAACCGGAAAGGAGCTGATATTTATGCTGATGGCAGTACAGGATTCCTATGTGCTTATGGTGCAGCCGGACGACATTCTGATTTCGCCCCGTGAGGTAGACGAACATTTCGGGACGATGGTATGCTTCCACTCCCGCTATGCCCTGGGTGACAGCCACAATTACATGGATAAAGATGATTTCCTGCGGGAGATGTACCTGAATACCGTTGGCCATGACGAGCCCGGCATGGACCGGTATGAACGGATGGTAAACATTGTGAGCAGCCGGTTCCGGCACGGGCCAAAGACGGAAGAACGGGCGGTGGACGACGCCATGCTGAATGTAATCTCTGAAAAATACATTATGATGCCCCTCTATCTTATGGATCATAGCGGGCTTGCCATGCAGACCGAGAGCTTCCACGATCCCTGGGACAGCGGGCAGGTCGGCTGGATCTATGTTTCCAAAGAGGACGCCCTAAAAGAGTTTGACACTGAAAAAATGACCGGGGCTGTCCGAAAAAAAGCGGAGGATCTGATGAAAAGCGAGGTGGCCGTTTATGACTCCTACCTCCGGGGCGAATGTTACGGCTTTGAGCTTTACAAAAACGGCGAGCTGTCGGATAGCTGCTGGGGTTTTATCGGGAGCCTGGAGGATGCCTGCAAAGCAATGGCGGATTACCTCCCGGACGGCTGTGAGGATATGGTAAATCACCTGGAGGAACATAACCAGCCGGCGACCATCATCAAGACGCTTCTGAAACACGCAAAGATCCAGGTGGACCAGGCGGTAAAAGCCTTTGAACATGCGCCCCGCCAGCAGGTGATCGGGGATGCCAGATAA